TGGGAAGAGTCGTTGGAGTAACCCTGGTTGCTCACGGTCCCAGGCATAGAGGTCGGCTGAACCGCGTTGTTGTATGGGGTTGTCTGTTGGGAAGCGTAGTTGGCTTGGCCTGCTGCTGGAGTCTGAGTCGACTGTTGACCCTGGAACGGGAACTGGACTGGTGAACTCAGGAGCCCGACCACCTTGTTGAATGCCTCCTTGTATGGACTCTCCTGTTGTTGAGGAGCCTGCTGTTGAGGAGCCTGATATTCCTGGTAGCTTGACGGAGTAGGGCTGTATTGTGGTGCCGCTATCCCCATCTGCGCTTGCGCTTGTGGAGCTGGTGCCGCCATTGGCTGGGATGTTGCCACCCATTGGGGTGATGTTCCCACTGCTGGTGCCTGAGCCGCTGACTGAGCCGCTGGAGCCACGTAGCTGGTCGGCTGGGTCTGGGATACTTGGGGTGCCGATTGGGTCGGCGCTACGGTAGCGTCCTGCATAAGTTAATTCCTTCTGAAGTTGCTCTAGTGTTTTATATAAAAAGGGAGTGAGATCTAATCTCGGATCTGCAGCCATCGGTAAATTCGGTTGCTGCGGATGTGGCGTTCTCATTTCTTGATTAGCTAAATCAATGAAAGCTGAGAAAGCTCTTTGTACCTCTCCTACCATTCTAAACGGATAACCAGATAACATAGTTGCTATCTCGTCGTCAGTTTTGGAAGGAAATAGGTACTTCAGTGCTTCTATGCTATCAACGCCTAATTCTTGTAGGTTTCTTGTGAAGATAGATTGGTTTAATTTATCTTGAGGAGTATCTTCATAAACAGGACCCATCCACCGCCATAAAACGGTTCTATCTCCATCAGGTGCAAGTCCTACAACACCATCGGGTATCTCTCCTGTTTCTAATGCTGAATCGACTGCTTGTTGTAATTTAACCTCATATTTCATCTTCCCTTTTTCATACTTTTCAACTGCTTTTTCGTCATTTAAATCAGCAGGAATAATTGGATATTTAATTCCAGAAACAAAAGCTAGTGACTTTCTAAATATCTGCTCTTCTTGGAAAAGTATTAATTCAAAAACCTTACAAATACCGTAGGTATATAACTGTAAACATTTCTTCTTAGCAGTAGCACTGACACGTCCATAAGCCGATTTAATCTCGGTTGCAGTGACATTTGTAATACTTAGGTCATCTATGCCTCCTAAGGCCAGTCTTAGCTCACTACGTAGCTGTTCTGCATATCTAGCTTGGTCTGTACTAACTGCATTAGGTGTAATGAAACCAACACGGTCAGCTGGCTCCAAGTTTGCAATGACTCTTGGTACACGAAGACCTGAACCTGGCTTGCCTATATATCCTGGCTGCGTTCTACTTACTGGATCTTGTTTAAATGTGGAACTAGAAAGAGAAAACTCTGATTGGAATCCTGATTGACTTGAAATACTTGGTCTTTGTGCAGAACCATCTTCAGCAGCTTCGACAATATCTTGCTTAGGACGAGAAGAAAGTAATGTTGGATTACCAAAGAATGATAAGTTTGCTCTTATATTCTTAACCATCTCATCATGAGCGATGATTTGATTAGCTAACCACTCAAATTCACCAGCACCATCAGTACCAAAAGCATCAGGATTGTTAAATACTTCTACACATGGAATAAACTCCATAGTGTTTTCTAATACTTTCTTATTCTGAGAAGCAAAACTAACGTTTTCTTGATCAAAAGTTATTTCCTGTTCACTATGAAACTCTTCAATTTCAGTCGCAGTAATACGTAAACGCATATAACGCTTATCTGTATTTAAACCAGCTCCTTTAAATCCTTTTTTAGAACGGACTTTATAAGGATAGATGATGATTACTTCTTCTAAATCACCTTCTGGTGTGTAATAGGTGCGATATGAATCCTTATCAAACCAATAAATACGATAAGTCTTTCTTGTAGGTCTTATATAAAATAAACCTTTTCCATAAGCTAAAAATCTATCCCAAATTGAATCAAGTCTTGCATCTAATGTATTGAACTTTATTACTTGTTGAATAAAATCAAATCTTTGAGTACCTAAATTGTCTTGTTGAGGAAAGAACTCAACTCCTTGCCTTATCCCAAACATCTTCATCTGAGATAGATGGGCATTAATCAGCATGGTGTCGGCAGTGCTACTACCATCTCGATCTATTACCGCTTTTACAATAGAATCGAGTGCGGATTTACTATTACTATCGCTCATGAGTGTTTAGAAATTTAGTCTATTCTTCAATGTTGTAACCAGCATGAAGACGTCTCAAAGTGATAACGTCATCCTCTACTTCAACTTCAAATCGTTCATTAGGCTGTATAGCCATGTCATGGCAGATTTCATCGTTAAGAGGAATTACTGCAGAACCGTAAGCATCTTGCTCCAGTTCAATCTTGTAATAACTAGGTGACATTGGAAAGTGGTATAACTAGTTTAAATCGTCAATACTCTAACTCTAGTTTTCCTCTGGTCATCAATCCATTACAAAGCCAAACTAAAGCATCGACACAATCATCATGAGAGCTAACACCAAAATTGACAATCTCATCTGTTAACGCAGTGAACTTTCGATACTTATTAAAAATAATCTTTCTCTGTTCAAATAAACCCATAATTCCCCTAAAACGTGCAACTTTGTCTCCTCGAAATCCTTTAACAGGATGCCAAAGAACGTTATACAATCCTTGATCTCCTAAACAGATACGTTTGAAGTCAGCTTCTAAAGATGCCTGATATGCAACAGCTTCAGACCAGACATGGATAGAACTACCTGTAGGAAAATAATTATCTCCATCTTTATGAATAACTCCCCACTCATCTAGCATTTCCATTAATGCTTCTAATTTTTCTAAATTACCCATTATTCTCAATCTTTTACAATCAATCACATGAATCTTATTTCCTATCCTTCCACCCATTACAAAAGCAGTAAAGTCATTCTGCTCTCTTATACCAGCTGATAGATCAACTCCAATACCCATAGCATCAAACTGAGTTGCAATACCTCCTTTAACAACCAAGTCTGGAGAAAGGGATAACTCACTTGTCTGTATTATTTGATTCTGATACTGGAAACTAAAAGCAACTGGAGCTTGGCGTCTCCTATCTCGTAAATAATCTAAAGACCACATATCTGGCCAATACGAAATCTCTTCACCTTCCTTATCAACAGTGATTGCAGACTGAACTATTTGAACCCAATCATTTGCTGGAGTAAAAGTACTGTTATGAATATCATCATGACGGAAACGTGTACCTAAACAAATAGCTCTTCCACCTTCAAACATAGTAGGAACTATGACGGAGTTCCAGTTATCTTGCATAGCTTGGCGAATATCTCTGTTCTTAATGTCATCAGCACTTTTGATAGCGTCATCAATAATACAAAGATGAGAACGTTTAGATGTCACAGCACCTTTTAGTCCTGCACAACAAACAGTAAACTCTTCTTCACCAGTAGATTTAATTCCTGCAAATTTCCAATCAATACTCCAATACTCATTAGAGTTAATACCTTTGGCTATTTTTACTGTTGGGAATATTTCTCTGTAATTCTTACTATCTTCAATAATTCTTTTTATAGCTGCACTCTTAGGTCTAGCAACATCAACTGTGTAAGAAATATATAAAACCTTTAAAGGTTTTTTCTTAAGAGCATGTATACCCACAGTCCAAGCTGTATATAAACCAAGGATTGTTGATTTAGCACTTCCTCTAGGTGCCAAGATATCAATATTGGGTCCACCAATACCAACTAAACATTCACTGTCTTTTCCAGTACAAAGATAACGATGCCATTCTTTATGGTGAGTGGCTGGTGGTTTATCTCCTACAACATCACAAAAGTATGCAAAATCTTCTCGTGCTCTTTCTACATCAATATTAGAAGTTTTTTTAACAACTTGTTGTTTAGCGGCTGCTCTCGCAGTTCTTCGATAAACACTGTAGATACTTGTTCCTGCCATGCACGTAGCATAGCTTAAGAATCTTTAACTTTCTTCCTGTAATATTTTTGTCCAGACTCCCATTGATGCTTCTTGTAATGGACCTTCAATTGGATCATCACGGAAAATAGTTAACATCTCACGCAAAGCTCTGTCTGCACCAGCAAGAATTAAACCTTGTTTATCCATCAATATCTTTTCATCGCCTATTTGTTTTATAGAACCACGTAGTTCTTTCTGCAACATTGCAATACGTGCTGTACCCATATCTTGTTTAACCATACCCATGTCAATTGCTTGGCGTAACTTTGCAATATCTTCTTGCATATTGTCTATTTCTTGTTCTAATAAAATATTAAAATTACGCTTTTTAAATTTCTTCTTCGACCATTCATCACACTCAACTATTGTTCCCTTGAAACCAAGGAAACGTGAGTATAAATAAATTTGAATTGGGGAAGCTGTTTGTTTGCAAAAAGCTAGGAATGATTCGCGGTCTTTGTCTGTTAAAGAGCTAACCCATTTGTTCATGCTTTGTAAGCCGTTTGTGCTTGGCCGTAATCTCTTGCTTCTTTATAGCGACGGAACATCTCTCTTTGCAAGTCTGTTTCTCTGACTTCCTGACCTTCTACACGTTTTGTTGCACGAGTTTGTGCTCCACCTTCAGCTAATCCTGCTCTTTGTTCCTGTCCAGCAACTCTTGCAGAAGCTCTTTGTTGAGTACCAGTTTCAGCCATTCCTGCACGTTGCTCTTGCCCTGCCACTCTTGCACTTGCTCTTTGTTGTGTTCCTGTTTCAGCAGTTCCTGCTCTCTGTTCTTGACCAGCAACTCTAGCTGACGCTCTCTGTTGAGCACCTTGTTCTGCCATTCCAGCACGAGCTTCCTGACCCCCGACTCTTTGTCCTAAACGTTGCTGATAACCAGATTCAGCAAATCCTCTTCTTTGTTCTTCACCTGCAACTCTGGCACTTAAACGTTGTTGTTCTCCACCAACCATTTGCCCCAGTCTGCTTTGCGTTCCTGTAGATTGATCTTTTCTTATATCTTGATCAGTATAGAACTCTCGTTGAAGACGATCTAATTCAGCAGCAGTTTCTAAATTTAATTGAGTTTGAGTATTCTGTATATCCATTAATGCAATTTGGGATTGCAAAGAAGGATCATTTATTTTAGTAACTTCTTGTGATGTATCTCCACCTCCTGTATCATCGTCACCTGTTAAATTACTGAC